CAAGTGCTTCAAATTCGAGGTGGATTTGCGAGGCCGCAAACGCTACTTCGATCTTGTCGCCACGTGTGGTGATGGGTCTACCGGAACCTTTGCTACAGCATTCGCGTTGCTGTCGCGGGCGACGGACACCCCGGTCACTGCGGCCGAGCGTGGGTTTGGAAACATCGTGAGGCTGCCCGCCTAATGCGAGTGGAACTCCTCACAACTTGGAACGGATTCCGAGCGGGGAAAACGATCAGCCCGTCTGATGGGGTGGCCAACCTCCTCATCAGGCGGAAGATTGCCAAGCCCGCATTGGAAGAGATCGAACAGACTACGGCTGTCCCGCATTACGAGCGGGCGGTCCGTCGCCAGAACAGAGGGCGATAAGCCATGCCGTGGGACCGTGCGAGACCGTTGGAGTCTATGCAGAGCGTTCGCTCTTCTGTGCGCGTGAGCGTTCAACCAACGGTCGAGCCGGTCAGCGTGGCCGAACTGAAAGAACACGCGAGGATTGACCACGGCCACGAAGACGAGCGGCTTGCTGGGTTGATCAAGACGGCCCGGGTGATGCTGGAGAAGGACACGCGGCGCAAACTCTGCACGCAGACCGTCGTGTTGAATCTCGACTACCTGCCGACGTACATTGTCCCGGAGGTGCTGCCGATCCAGAGCATCACGTCGATTCAGTATTACGACGCAAACAACACCCTTCAGACTCTGGCCTCGGCGACCTACGAAGCAGATCTGTACGCTGAGCCGATCCTCATTCGGCCCGCGTTTGGCCAGACATGGCCCACGACATACGACCGGTTCAACGCTGTCGCTGTGACAATGCAGGCGGGATACGGTGCTGCCTCGGCAGTGCCTGAGGACGCGAAGCAGGCGATCCTATTGCTGGCGAGCCACTGGGTTGAGAACCGCGAAGCTGTGCTGTCTGGGACAATCTCAAAGGAGATCGAACTCTCTTACACCGCCCTCACTGATCGCCTGAAGTGGGGGAACTACGCATGAGGGCTGGGAAACTCTCAAAGCGGGTCGAGGTGCAAAGGCTATCGGCCTCGGTCAACAGCGCTGGCCAGATCGACGAGACGACGGCCGGGAACTGGGTCACCTTTGCCGTGCGGTGGTGCGAGATGACAACTCGCGGCAGTCGTGAATTCTTTCGTGGTGTCGAAGTGGCAGCAGACATCACGCATCAGATCACGATGCGATCAGACCCGCAGAGCAAGGCGTTCACCGTCAAGCAGCGGCTGCGAATGGGCGACAGGATTTTTAACATCAGCGGCCCTCCTCTGGACGTGGACGAGGGGGACGAGATGATTCGGTTTCCTTCCGTGGAGGTGGCGCAGGATGGCTGAGCCGACACGAGCCCAGAAGATCGCTGGACGCAAAGCGAATGCAGTCAAGACCCTCGCCGGGTTGAAGCTGACAACGCTGAAGCTGACAGGTGATAGAAAGCTGTTGAAGACACTGAACGGTGTGCGGGATTCGGTGGCCCGTGGTGCGATGAAAACCGCCATCACCAAGGCAGCCCGGATTCTGGCTAAGGAAATGAAGAACGCGGTCCCTGTCCAGTTCAAGGCCGCAAAGGTGCTGTTCGGATCGCGCATGCAACGGGCCACCGGCGGGATGTTTGCAGCCAAAGCCGGGGCGGGCGTTGGCAACACGGCAAAGAAAGAAGCGAAGCGAGGCAAGGGCAAGCGCAAGGGCGTCGGCATGAGTGGTGCCAATATCCATTGGATGGTTCTCGGTACAAAGTCTCGGACGGTCAAAAAGACGCGGATGTACCGCAATGGAAAACTCGTCGAGGTGACGAACTGGCCAACTGGTGAGATGTGGCCGATCCTCGGTCGAGTTGTGCGGCGTGGGTTTGCGGCTGGTCAGTCCAAGGCGGCAGAAGTCATCCGCAATGAGATCCGGGCCAAGCTGGCAAAGGTGAAGCCAAATGGCAATTGAGATCGGGCTCCGCACTCTCCTTCTCGCTCAGTCGTCTATCACGACGCTGGCCCCGTCGCAGACTGTCGGCGGTGTGGTGTTTGACGCGATCTTTCTGGATAACCCGGCAGAGGGCGTCAAGCCCCCGTACATCGTGATCACGCAGACCGGCCACGACCCTTACAAGCGACTCGACGGAACGGGCGGGACACTGCGAAAGACTGAGTTGGACATCGATTGTTACGCAAGCAACCGGCCCGCATCAATCACGCTGGCCGGTGCCGTGGAGACGTTTCTCCGCGACTACGTGGGGGCAGCGGGAGCCAGCGACACGATCAACGCGGTCCTCTACGAAAATGCACGGGATGACGTGATCTTGACCGGTGACGGACGGGATCAGCGGCATTACGTGCGGAGTCTTCAGTTCTCGATTCAGCACACTTAGGAGGTGTGAACAATGGCGATTGTGAAGTCTAAGGGCACGAAACTGCAGCACACGGTTGCCGCGAGTTTGGTGGACATCGCGCAGATTCTCAGCATTGAGCACAGCGGGAGCGGGTCGGAAACATTCGAGTCTACGACTTTGGATGGAGGCGTCTTCAAGACGTTCGCGCCGACTGGCTACAGCAACCCCGGTCAAGTTTCGGCGGAGATCTTCTACGACCCGGCGCTCTCAGGGCACCAAGCGATTACCGATCTGATCGCTACTCCGGCAACAAACGCAATGAAAATGATCTACGCTGACACGGCTGCGACGAACCAGTCGTTTACCTCGGCTGGCGTCGAGTTCGGCAATACCGTCGCGATGGACGACGGGCTGAAGGGGAGCATTACCTACACGGTCACCGGTGACCCTGGGTGGCCTACCTAATGCAAGCCAGGATCATTCGAGAGGATATTGAGATCAGCCCCTCGGCTGTGCTGTCTGACGACGAGCAATCCCAGACCGTCATGGTCGACACGTGGCGGAATGGGCGGATGGAGCCGGTCCAGTTCTGGAAACTTGGGGCGATTGTCTCGCGGCCTGATTCGTACATGCTGGTTCGTATGGGCGTGGCCGAGCCGGGAGACGAGGAGTGTCTTCAGCGGGCGGCTATGACCCCCGAGCAAGCCAGAGGGGCACAGCACGCAGCCCGCAGGGTGACGGCGGGAATCAGCCCGGAGGATTTCCCTCTGTACGACGCGGGCATCATCACAGGTTACAACCCCGACGGAAGTTTTGTCCCCGGCCCAAACTGGGACCAGATGCCGCAAGACGACGAAGACGAGGACGACGAGTGAGCCGAAAAGCACTTCTGAAGCGTGTCCCCAAGCGGGTGGAAATCAACGGCGAACCGGTGTTCGTGCGGAGTCTCACGCTACGTGAGGGGCTGCGGTTCGACGAACTGGCCAAGACGGACGACAGCGGGAGCCTTAGGTACCTTGTTCAGACTGCCGTTGTGGACGAGGAAGGCAAGCCACTGTTTGCCGAAGGCGATGCCGAGATTGACGACATCCCCGTTGATGTGCTGCGGCAGATCGGCGAGGCAATCCAGAAAGTCTCCTCGGGTGGGAGCGTGGAGAAAGCCGCAAAAAACTAGCGTCCGATGATCTTGTGTTGTTCCTGATGCGGCTGGCGGCGCAGGATCATCGGTTAGCGACCTGGGAGGATTTGCTAGATGAACTCACCCCCCGGCAGGTTACGACGCTTCAGGCGTTTGCACACATTGAGGGGTGGGGCAAGCGGGCGGATGATTTCCGGGCGGCGGTGTCCACATCTCTCACGATGGCGAGCATGTCCGGCAAGGTGCCAGAGATGGCCAAGATGATGGCGGCATTCCGACCGATCGACGTGCCGAAGCCTCGGGAAATGTCTCCTGATGAGTTGGTCAAGGGCATCAAACGAATGAAAGTGACCGATGGCAATTGTCGGTGATCTTGTCGCGAACCTGTCCGCCAACACGGCGGGGTTTACGCTGCCGATCCAGGCGGCCGGGGCGGCTGCTGCCCAGCTTGCTACGGCTGTTGGTTCGGCGACTGCCAACATCACGCGATCCTTCAGCGGGATCGTGTCGGCGAGTGGTCAGGCTGCGGCGGGTGTTGGGCGCGGCGTCGGTTCGATCATCGAGAGCATCGGACGAGCTACCGCTACTATGTCCCTGGGGCTGGCCAGGTCTGTTGCCACAGTCCGCGAATCGTCGCAGAAGGTGGCCAATCTCCAAGCCAAGCAAGCGGCAACAGTTGCACGAGAGCAGGCCCGGGCCATGAAGGCCAGCGTAGCGGGTGGGTTCCTGCAGGCACAGATGGCCATTCAGGCGATTAAGATGGTGACCGGCACCATCGGGGCCATGATGCAATCGACCCGCGATGCCGAGAAGCAGGGCAAGAAACTCGATGCCGTGCTGGCCTCCACTGGCGGGGCGGCTGGCGTCAGTGGCGACGAGATCCGCCAGATGGCTGGCGACCTGCAGAGACTGACAGACTTCGAGGACGATGCGACCATCGGGGCGGCCGGTGTGCTGGCGACGTTCACCCAGATCCGTGGCGACACGTTCAAGAGTGCGATTGTCGCAGCACAGGATCTATCGTCAGTCATGGGCCAAGACCTGCAATCTTCTGTCGTGCAGGTCGGCAAAGCGCTGAACGATCCGATCAAGGGCATCACGGCACTTACCCGCGTCGGTGTGTCGTTCAGCGAGCAGCAGAAGCAGCAGATTAAGCAACTGATGAGCGTCGGCGACATCGCCGGAGCACAGGCGGTTATCCTCGCGGAATTGCAAAAGGAATTCGGCGGGGCGGCACAGGCGGTCAGCGATCCGTTCACGCGGATGGCCAACGTGATTGGCGACATCGGCGAGAGCATCGGCGGGGCCATCTTGCCGACCCTGCAAGCCGTGGCCGAGATGATTGCATCGCAGGTGCTGCCGGGCATCGAGTCGGTCCAGGCCAAGTTTGCAGGCGTCGGGGATACGATTTACTCGCACGTGGTCCCAGCCTTCCAGCAGGCGATTGCCTACGTCACGAATTGGCGAGGCTATGCCGAGATCGGGATTCTGAAGGTGGAACTGGCGTTCGTGCAGTTTGGAAACACGGTGGCCCACTTACTGACCGAGACTCTCCCGGCTTACATGGAGTGGTTCGGCAACAATTGGCGGGCGTTGTTCACTGATCTGGTGTCATTCACGCAGACCGTTTTCGCCAACCTCGGCGAGAACATCGGATCGGCGATGGAGGCCATTTGGGAGTACATCGCGAGCGGCGGAGCTACGTCTCTGTCTCTGTCGTGGACTCCACTTTTGGAGGGATTCAAGGCAACCGCTGAGGCGCTACCGCAGGTGGCCGAGCGCATCCCCAGCGAGCTTGAAAAGAAGATGCAGGCCATGATTGGCAATCTCCAGACGGAGGTTACCAACAACATGAAAACTACCCTTGATGGTTTGCAAACCGCGACCGAGAAACAACCAATCACGCCTCGGGTGGAGATGCCAGAGCAAAAGATGGAGCCAACCCCCAAGAAAGACAAGGGGGCGGCGGCGTTGCAGCAGGGGAGCAAGGAGGCACTGTCGAGCATCTTTGCATCGATGCGCGGGGCGGATAAGCAGAATCAGATGCTGACTCTGCAACAGCAGCAACTGGCTATTCAGCAACAGCAACTGTCTGCCCTCGAAGACATCGCGGGAGATGAAGGGGTGGAAATCGACTGATGGCAATCATCAAAATGGGTGAGACGAGCGGGCAGTCTCTGGACTACGCGAAGCCCTACGACTCGACAAGTAGCCGGAAGTGGTTGGCTGTCACGAGCCACAACTTTCACACTTCGAGCGACGTGTACCAATATGGGCTGGATAACAGCATCCTGCCGCTACCCTATGTGAGTTTCCACCCGGTATTGGTCGGGCACCTTTGCCGGTCGATCAAGGTCACGCAGGACAATGGAGCGCCTCGGCAGTGGACCATCGAGGCGGAGTACAGCAGCAAGCCAACCAAGGAAGACGAGTCGGAAGAGAATCCCCTCAACCGGCCTCCTCGGATTCGGTGGCGGACATCGAACTACCAAAAGGCCATTTGGCAGGACATCAACAGCAAGGCAATTCTGAACTCGGCGGGCGATTACTTTGACCCGCCAGTTGAAGTTGACCGAGCCTACTGGACGGTCAGCGTCGCGAAAAATGTCGCGGACGTTCCCGTCTGGATTCTGGACTACGAAAACGGGGTGAACAATGCGGCGATCACAATTGGCGGTGTGGTGATCGGCCAGCACGAGGCCAAGTTGTCGGACATTGAGATCAGTGAGCTGAAAATCGAGGGCGACTACCAATACTTCGAGTTCAGCTACACATTGGAGCGGCGGCGGGAGAAGTGGATTCCCTTCAAGGTGCTTGACCAAGGTCTGCGGTTCAAGTCGGGCAGCGACCGCAAGCACATCATGGATCAGTCAACGCCACCACGGCCAGTGTCTTCCCCTCGGCTACTCGATGGCAGTGGGGCAGTGCTGAGCAACCCGACGCCTGATAACGCTGTCTACCGAGACTTCACAGTCTACTACGCCCGCAACTTCTCAGTCCTTCCAGGGGTGACATAATGGCCAGACTCGTTGGAACTCTGCAACTCGACGCGGGATCTGTCGAGGATCAACACATCAGCAGCGGCACGAAGATCGACGCGGACAAGCTGCAGCATTGCTACAGGGCTTGGACAAATTTCGATCTTGCCATCGGCGGAACTCCCGTTGCTCGCGAGGAGATCGTTCACGTGTGCGAGGTGGCGGGGACCATCCGCCAGTTTGCGGCGCTGTGCAACGACACGGGGACTTCCGCGAGTGTCACGTTCGATTTGAAAAAGAACGGCACTACCGTCCTGTCCAGCGTTGTCACCATCACCAACGCCACGGCAGACAGGGCGGTAGTCGATGGCACCATCTCTAACACGACGGTGGCGGTCGGTGACGTGCTGT